AAACCGGTCATGCCGTTGACCAGGCCAGCGTTAGCGGCAGGGTTCACGGGGGCGTATCGCGGCGACATGGGAGCCGCCGACTCGTTCAGCTTCTGTTGCGCTTGCAACAGAACCAGCGCGGTGGCCGGCGTGGTGCCCGGGGTGCCAACGGTGTTGAAAATAGACTTGTAAGCGTTGGCAACGTCAGCATCCACACTGGACGCCAATTGGCTGATACGCGGCTTCAAAACACGTTCCGCGAAGTCGTCCAACTGCATGGTCAGCTCGGCAGAAGTAAAGTTAATGCCGATGTGCTTCTGGCTGGAAACGGTCAGCGTGGTGTATTGCTCGTTGTCGTCCTGAACTTGCAGGGCGGCGCCGTCGGTCACCAGCGCGCGATCCGGCAGACGAATCCGCAGGGTCGAGCCGATCTTGGCACCTTCGACGGCAAAGCTGTCGTCGTATTCTTTGTTCACGTTACGTGAAAGGACAAGGTTGTTCTCAAGTATTTCGAGACACTTCCTCGTTATCATATCAATGGTCAGTAGGCTGTTAGCCATGAAAAAACTCCTAAAAAGTAATTAGCGGTTCCTCGCTTCCTGCTTTTTCACTTGTCTGGCTCTCTCAGCTTCAATCCACTGGGTTGTGGTCATTGCTTTAATCGACCTTGGATCAGTGGTATCAAAACCGCTGGATTGACCTCCGCGAGCTGTGACAGGTGAAATCGGCGCAGGTGCGCTGGATGTGCGTTTTGTAACGGGTTCAGAAGCAATTTTCGCTTCCAATTTTCCTATTTCTTTTGCCTGCAAGAACGGTTGAAGTTGGGCTATGCGGTTAGCTTCCTTGGGGTTTGTGCCGAGATAGTATGCAATATCGGGGCCGTTATCCGAGGCTTGAATTGTTTGAGCCATCACATCGGTGATCGGTAGCTTGGGGTTGTACGCGACTTGTTCGAAGTCCTCGTATTTACTCCGCGCATCTTCTTCCTTGTCGTGATAGTTCCCCAACAATTCCTGTTGCTGTTTCGCAAACTGTTGCTGCTGGACAATTTGGGCGGCTTTGGAAGTCGTTAACGCATCAACGTATTCCTCGGTCGTCGTATATTGTTCCGGCTTTACATGCTCTACAGGGACGGGCTTTGGTGCTTCGGCCTGCCTTGCTTCGCGCTCCCACTTTCTTTGTTCTCGTGCAAGCCTCTTGCCGATGGCCGCGTCCAAATCCTCTTGGGTAAATACCTTCGGAGTTTCTTTCTGCTCGCCTTCGGATGCTTCTGCTGCTTCCGGCGCATTTGCTATCGGTTCAGGCGCAGCCGTTGCGTCCTGTTCCGGCGCGGGTTGTTCCGCTATTACTTCGTCAGACATGGCTTGATTCCTCAGAATCCCTGGCGTACCGCGCCAGTACGGTTATTCGTAAATAATGGTTGCCACTACCGTTCCCGATATGACAACGTAAAGTCCTTTGCTTGCCGTGATGCCGTTCGCGGTGAACGTATAAATACCTGCCGCTGCGGGAGTAAACACGGCCAATATCGTCGGGTCAGTGTTAGCTGCCGTGGCAGAATCAAAGACGGTAATGGTCGGCGTTGCGCTTGCGGCGCTGACAAAGATGCCTTTCAAGACCGTAAGACCGACCTTGACTTGATTGGTGGCGCTGATACTTTTATAGTTGGCTGACATAATTTACCTCAAGCTAGAAAACGAAGTTTGTAGAGCGTGCGAAGGTATATCTCAATAATGTTGTCGATGAGCTGCTGCAACGAAGTGTCAGACTTATCCACAATATCATACCTTGCGTTTTCAATTTCTTTCAATTGATCTTCCAGAAACTCAATGATGTTGGCCGTTTTCTTGGCCGACATGAGCGAGATCGGGCCGATCAGACCATGCCGCCCTTGGTAGGCTTCCGTAAAATCGTCTGCCGCGCCCACAATACGATCATAAAAGATGTTCAAGGCTACATGCTTGGAGTAGCTGCGGGTATTCAAGTGAACGCTGTGCGCCACATCCCGAGCCAAGAACAGCATCCCTACGAAATCAGCGCATTTCATTGCGGAACTCCCATCGGTGGCATCCCCTGCGGGGGCATTTGAGGCGGCATACCTTGCGGCGGCATCATCTGTTCCATGCCTTCCTGCGGCATCTCTGGCATACCGGGCATATCAACATCGCGCCCTGGCATCTCGTTAATCAGATCGCCAGAAGTAATCATGCCGTGGACGGTTCCCATCACAATGTCTTGAATCTGCTCAGGGGACATTCCGGCCTGCACCGCGCTAATGCGTTTGGTTTCCGCATCGTAGGCTTTTACATCTGCCTCAAACTCTTTGACCTTCAGCGTCTGCGCTTCCATCGACTGGCTGACGTTTTGCAGCATCTGGTGCATCTGCTGCATTTCTTGACTCATTGCCTGCATCTGCTGTTGTGCTTGGGCAAGTTCTGGCGAGGCGTCTGAGTCATCCATCAGTTTCGGATCAATGGTCTTGGCAAAGCGTTTGCTCATCTCTTGAGCACCAGGCCAGTCCATGTTCTTGATAAACAGATCCCCAGCCACGGCCCACAGGTTTGGATTGCCTTGCAGGAGGCGAGACATGGCATCCAAAGATTCCTGCCGCTTGGTCATGTAGCTTGGACCAGTGGTGACCGCAACGTCGTATTTCCCGACATTGGGGTTGTAGATCTTCTTGATGGTCGCGCCGGTCTGCTGGTCCACAATCTTACGCACTGGCTCTGGCTGATTCGGATCAATCATCGCCTGGTCAGTTTCGCCATCAATCCCAATAATCCGCGCAATGCGCTGTGTGTCGTAAATTTTTGGAATTAGATCGACCAGTTGCCGCGTCGCGTAGCGAATGGCGCGGGCAAGGTTGTCGATAAAGTGATAAGTGCCGGTGTCGCCCTGCTTTTCACGAGCTAGGATAGCGCGGCCAGAGACTTCGTTACTCTGAGATCCGAGGCTGGCATCGTATTGGCCTGTGGTGCCTTTAATGTCATCCGCGGCACCCATTTTAGCCTGCAACAGACCATTCTGCGCCAGCGGCGGAGGTGCGCGTTGTGGCAACGGAAGAACGCCACCATTGCCATCGGTCACGTCTGGATTGACTTCCAAATACGGCCAGTTGTTGATGTTGGCCGTTTTCCACTGCTGCTCGTAACCCTCAAACTGACCGCCGTAGCCGATAAACGGTGCCTTGGGGGCCAGCGCCAGCATTTCGGCCTCTTGGCTCACCCAGTAGTTATACATGCGCTGGGCGTCTTTGGCGTTCCGCACCAATCCGCTGACGTACATGCGGCCATCAATTTCAAATTCGTTGCCAATGACGCGGATAACGGGGATGTATTTACCCGCCCAATCGCGTTCTTCCAGCACTTCGAAACCGTTGGTCTTGCACCATTTGACCGTCCGAACGTCTACATCACGGGTTTTTGTTGCAGCCAAACCCATCATTTCAATTTGCTTTGCTTCCGGTGATCCCGCCATAGCGGTCATCCCGCCGGGGTATTGGTTGAGCTTCTTGGCTTCGTGCTTGATGTAGAAATACTCGGCAATCCGCACCGTGTCTTGGTTGATCCACGCGTTTAGTTGCCCGTCGCCTACGCCGTAAGCCAAGCTCGACAGCGTTGCGGCATCGGGAAACTCACGCTCATATTCGTCTTTGGTGATTTCCTGATTGATGAAGCACCATTCAGCATCTGAACCGCAAGGATCTTGGATTGTGGGGTCCATGTAGACGCTGAATGAATCCCGAATACGCCCGATCCGCAGATCCTGCTCAAAGCTGTTGTCGTCGCAGTATTCGGTCAGGATGCGGAAGTAACCCTCACCAAAGGTGACCTGGTTGTCGCAGGCGGTGTCGTAGGCCACGTCGGCGTCCGAGATATACTCGATATGCCGCACGATGCCGTTAAATATCTCGGCCACTTCCACGTCAGCCTTGTCGTCGGCGGGGATAACTTTGCCCGAGGGCCGGTTCTGCCGCTGGTCGTTCGTGACTTGCAGGACGTGCTGCGGCAGCTTGTTGATGGTCAGGCAAGGTCTGGCGTTGATCGTCTGGCCTTGCACCGAACCGCGAGTCGCCAGCACGTCGGCGGGCCACTGCCATTGGTTGTCGGGCGAGGCGGCGCGAAAGCGCAGGTCGTCTAGCTCATCCTCACGGGAATCCGAATACGCACTGATCGCCATCGTCAGGCGCGTACGCATTGTTGCCAGCATGTCGCCGTTGTCGCGGTCGGGCTTGGCGCCGCCCGACGCCACCGCGCCAGCTTCGTTAATTCCCGTGTCTTGATAGGCCACTATTTAACGCCCATAAATTGACGCAATTTGCCCACATATTCTAGCTGGTCTGGCGTAGGTTGCAACGCCGAGGGATCGCCAGATAATATTCGTGCGGCTATCGTTTGCCGTTGATCTTCTATACTTTTGCTGTAGTTTGCAAAGGCTTTTGTTTGTTCTGGTGACAAATCATAGCGCGGGGCTTCCATCATTCCCTGCCGCATATGCACTCGCGCCGCTTCGTTCATCATTACCGACCGCTTTTCTTTTTCGGACAGCTTGCTATACGGGTTAAGGATAATCTTGTTGTCCTCCGCAGCCATTCCCGTAACGCTTGGGTTGTCTTTAAAATACTTATCCTCGCCGGGATACACATCCCGAACGCCAACACCGTAAACCGCTTTATCCCAATCCGGCATTACTTGCCTTTCTTCTTACCCGCCGCAGCGCGCTTGACCGAATAGGCGATGGCTACAGCCTGCTTGACCCGCTTGCCAGCAGCAACCTCGGCCTTGATGTTCTTGCGGAAGGCGGTTGGCAATTTTGACTTAACGAGTGGCATTATTTACCCTTCTTCGCGGTTTTGGCCGACTGCTTGAACGCCTTGGCAGTCGGTGCGCCAGCAGCACCAGGCTTACGCATTTTCTCTTTGCTGCCCGCGGCTATTCTGTCGCGCTTAGCATTAATGTTGGCATACAGTCCGGTTTTCATTACGCTCCCATCCAACTGGTTGCACCGCGGTTAATGTTCTGAGTCGGCATAACGTGCTTGCGTTGCGCTTTGGCATCGGTCTTGATGATGCCAGGGAATAGCTTGGTCATTGCCCAGACAAAAGCATCTGCGCGGTTGGGTGAGCGTTCGCCCATGTAACCGTTAGTCGTCATCGAGCACAGCTCGTCCTCCAGCTCTGGGAACGTGCCGCCAAACCGGATCTTGCCCTGTTCTGTCAGTGCGGAAACGGGTTCTGCTCTCACCGCTTTGCCTCTCGATGCGTTGATTAACTCGCATTTTAGGTGTGGATTAGCACTTTTTATCACATGCCGGACCATTTCACCACCATAATTCTTTTCGGCCACCACCAGATCCGCGGCGTGGCGATCGTAAGCAGTTGCCACAACATTGGCCCAAACGCTCGGTCCAGCCTTCATGGTGCAATCTTCAAGAACATAAGCTCGGCCGTCAATGCCTAGGCCAGCCACCACAATCCCGATCTCGTCGTTCCCCGCATTGTCGGTGTCGCCGCTGCCGGAAGGATCAACAGACACGACCACGCGCAGCATGTCGGGCAGATTGGTCGTTTCGCGGTAGGTGTCGATCATCTCAATGTTCCAAAGCGCACCTGCGGCCACGTCTGCGAACTTGCCCTCAAGGAACCGTTGCCGCATCCTGGCTGGCAGGTTCTCCAACTCCTTGATGTAATCAGGTGGCAGGTTCTCCAGATTATCCCGCGGGTTAATGGTCATCATGCTGAAGTTGAGCAAGTCGGCCAATGCTTTGCCGGATTCTGGCTCAATCTTTTTGACAAACATTTTATACGTCCAGTGCGCCATGCTCGGAGGGTTGCAGTCGTAAAACGCTTTCAGACGCATCTGCCGCTGTTGACCACCTACCGTAGCCACGCAGTTCTGTGCGAGTCGTGTGACCGCCATGTTGCGAGCCGAGAGGGGTATCTGGCTGCATTCGTTAAAGAATATCGTGGCGTATTCCTGCCCTAGAATTTTCTCAGTGCGGTCCTTGTCGTCCAGCCCACCAAACCAGATTTGGGAGCCGTTCGGCAGGGTTGCATACCAGTCAGTCTTGTCGATCACGTAAGTGAGCTGCGGAAAGCACAGGCTCATGACCTTTGGAAAGGTGTCCAGAATAACCGACGACTTCACATGATTGAATCGAAACCGCAGGACAACGTGCCGAGACTTCGGCGCCAGAGTCGCCCGGATGATCAGTGCTCGGAGAGCCACAAACGTCTTGCCCGACCTTGATCCGCCGACCAGCATGACGTGCTTGGCATCGCCGGTCATCAGCCCAGTAGCTCTGCTTTGGGCTGCGGTGGCGCTAAACAAGGTCGGTGTCCTGGTTGTTGATGTGAACCACGATCCCGCCACCGTCCTTGCCGGTCAACTCCTGCCGGACGGTTTCTGACCACTTCATTTGGGATTTAGTCCACCAGATCATCGCGGTGGTGTCCTGGCCAATCGTCGCCTTGTTGAACAAGGTTTTCGCCACCGCAGCCGAGGCTTGAGCTTTGCCCAGTCCAAGCTCTAATTCGTAATGCTTTCTCAGCGTGTCAGGCGCTATTCCAATCAACGCAGCAATTTGGTCTTGAGGCAAGCCGAGACCTGAAGCACTCTGCGCCTGTTGCCTTGTTTTATCGGTTGGTCTGTGAGGTTTAATAAATGACATTCTTTTTAAGAACGCGGAATCACGCGGCTTTCTTCAACGAAATGAACGGCTTACCATTTGATTCCAGCGTTGCTGTCTGTCCTGTGAATTCCTGCCAGCGTTGGACGATTACATCGCAGTATTTGGGGTCGAGTTCCATCAGGTAACCATACCGCCCGTTCTTTTCTGCGGCAATGATTGTGGTTCCAGATCCACCAAACAGGTCGAGCACAATATCCCCGCCCTTTGTGTTGTTAAGCATCTGGTATTCAAACAACCCTACGGGCTTCATTGTTGGATGCTCGCCGTTGCGAGATGGCTTATCAAACTCAAGGATAGTTGTTTGCTTGCGATCTGCTGCCCAAAGGTGTCCAGCTCCTTCTTTCCATCCGTAAAGACATGGCTCGTGCTTCCAATGATAATCTTGCCTTCCCATAACAAGCGACGATTTCTTCCATATCAAGCACTGGCGAACCTTAAAACCGGCGTCTTGGCAAGCGCCCCGAACGTTATATCCTTCCGAATCAGAGTGCCAAATATAAAAAACAGCTCCATTTTTCATAGCAGTTTCAGCGGTTACAAACGCGTCACGCAAAAACTGCCGAAACTCGCCATCGCCCATGCTGTCGTTTTGAATGGTTAATTTCTGCTTTGTTGCGCCTTCATAAGCCACATTGTAAGGTGGGTCGGTCAGCAGCATGTCAGCCCCCTCCCCCGCCATCAGCTTCTCAACCGCATCAATGCTGGTCGAATCCCCGCACATCACCCGATGCTTGCCCAACAGCCAAACGTCCCCCAGGACGGTCACAGGGGCTTCAGGCACCTCCGGCACAGCGTCCTCGTCTGTCAGCCCCTCCGTTCCCACTGGTGCCAGCAAAGCCTCAATCTCGTCGGTGCTAAAGCCGGTCAGGTCTAGATCGAAGCCCATGTCCTTCAGGTCGGTGAGCTCCACCGCCAGCATCTCGTCATCCCAACCCGCATTCAGGGCCAGCTTGTTGTCTGCGATAACATAGGCTTTCTTCTGCGCCTCGGTCAAATGGGTGAGCCGAATACTGGGAACGTCAGCAATCGCCAGCTTCCGCGCTGCCATCACCCGTCCATGGCCTGCAATAATGCTGCCCGTCTCGTCGATCAGAACGGGGTTGGTAAAGCCAAATTCTTTTATGGAAGCAGCTATTTGAGCCACTTGAGCATCGGAGTGAGTTCTGCTGTTCCGAGCATACGGAATCAGCGCATCGAGCTTTACCTGTTCAATCTTCATCTTTTATTCCGCTTTGAGATCGCCGCGGCTTTTGACTTAGCATCAACCTTAGAACTGGCTCCCCACGCCTTCAGAGACAGCGCCAACCGTGTCGGTTCCCCATTGGGTTTTGCCATTGGACCCGGCATGTTGCCCATTCTAGCCAGAAAACTGGCGCGGCGGGGATTGTCGCCAGACTTGACCGGAGCCTTTAGGGTTCCACCAGTCTCGGCCTTGTAGGAGGCGCGGCCTTTGGCGTTCAAGCCACCGGCAGGGTTTTTGCCTTCTTTGCGGGTCCAGGCTGCGGTCATTATATTTTTTCCTAAAATGTTCGTGGCGTTTTATCTGCCCAACCGTCGTGGTTGGCAGCGCCAGGATTGTTAGCTCTAAACAATTTAAGATCTTTATTTGAAATAAATTCACCTTTACCCATTTTTTGTAATTGGTCAGTTGTGAATTCATCAACTAAATCACTTTTGTTGATTAAACCTACTTTATAAGAATCTCTTGCGCTCATCCAATTTCTGGAATTTATAAAATCTTGTATTGCTGGCCAATATTTTTCCGCTGGTTTTTGATTTGAATTTCCTTGTATTGATTTAATTGCACTATTTGCCGTTTCTTTTCCTTCTGCTATTTTTAAGTTAACATAACGATTCCAATCATCGCCAGTTAAACCTTGTGCATCTGCTAATTTTTGCGCTTCACCTGGTTTGTAAGGAATTTTAAAAGATTCAACTTCAATTGTTACATGAGGAATTCCCTTTTTGTCTCTTAAGGAATAAATCTCTGTTCCGTCTTGCATTGCTACTTTTTGGCAATACGAACCAATGCAATGATTCATTTTTCTGCCTTCGTAATTTAAGGCATCTTTTAAACTTTTGTTTGCTATGTCTCTGTTAGGTTGAATTTCAGCAGATGGAAGTTTTAATCTAACTAAATTCATACCTTCATTTGGGTATTCTTTTACAATTATTGTTGCTTCGTTTTTAGAATGGTTTAAATCAGCCTTGATTTGTTCGGACGCTTTCCATTTATTTATTTTTGCTACCCGCTCTACCGCTTGCGGAACAGACAGCCTTTCAAGTGACTCTGGTTTTATTTGTAAATTTTTAGGAAGTAAATTATTGGCCGGGGAAGCTCCGGAATAAGTTGCATTTCTTATTTCTTCATATAATTTATTGAAGCCAAGACCTTGTGTATCGGCCCCACGATTCATTGCATATGCAAACGCATTAGGATTTTTTACCGCAAAATCTCCGCCCAACAAACTTAATTCTTGATTTGCAGTTTCTTTCGTTACCATTGGCAATTGAAGTCTATATGGAGCGCCAGTAATTGCGGAATCAGAATAGTTTTCCCATGTTTTAGCAAGGTTTGATACAGCTGTGTTTTCTTCCGGCATATCTAACATTCTGCGAGATACTTTTGCCGACAGTTCTTTTGGCAATTGAGTTCTACTAGTGGCGCCTGGCTCAAAATGCAAGATTCCTTTTTCTGCTAACGCTGTTATTGGATCACCAGCCGTACCCATTTGATTTTTTACATAATTTGTAAGTTGTTTATCAACCCAATTATTAGTTGCAATAGTTGCAATATTTGCAGGATGATCCGGAGCACCATAAAATGGTCGAGGGTAATCCATAAGATTACCTTTTATGTTTTCTAATGATTTTTCAACAGAATTGTTCACCCAATTACCGCCGCCCATTTTAACCACCGGCAATACAGAACCCGATTGCACCATGTAATTCTCAATTGCCTGCCCAGCCACCGGAGCCGCCGCCCTGCCTACAGCTTCTGCTCCTTGTCCTGCTGCCCGAGCTGCTCCCATAACAGCCTTTGGCGGGGTCAGTCCGGCAAGAGTCTCAAGCATCGGTCGTTGGGTGTCTGACGATAACCCGTAATATTCCAGCGCCCGACGAATTGAATCCGAACCGCCAACGGGTTGTTCTGCACCCAGTCCAAGGGATTGCAAAACAGTATTCAAGAGATCAACCGGCAGACCTGCGGTGTTGGCAATTAATCCGCGGTTGATGAGATCCGGTATTGCGCCACGATCCCCCATGCTGCTAAATTCTTTTGCGAGCTGGGTGTTGGCTGCCTGCATTGTTGGTCCTGGCATTGACCGCTGCGCCACGTTTGCCCTGCGACCTTGTGCCAGAAAATTAGGGTTAGCGGTCGCTGGCCCGAGGTCACGGTAATATTGCTCTAGGGCATTTACAGACTCGGGCATAGAACCTCAATAGCAACGGCGACCGCCGGGAGGATGCCCGCGACATCCAAGTCGCCGTTTAGCGGGGGGCGCTTCACGGAGGAGATCAGCGCAAATTGCAGAATAACCTCTCAAAATCTGCTCGTCAACATCCTTTTGACCAATAATTCCACATCTTCAGTATCCCGCACCAATGCCCTTGAGCCTTGCCACGAAGCCCCCCACGCGGTTTGCAGAGCGTTTTCCTTACCCTTGCCTGCCTTTACTTCCACAAGCCATGTGATACCGTGTGTGGCCACCAGCAGGTCAGGCACTCCTTTACCCAACGCAGCCAGAGAAAGCACCGAACAGCCCAATTGCCTAAAGACTTTGACAATTTCAGTGTGATTAGAATCTACCCTCGCAGCGCGTCGCATGTCTTTTTCCACAGTTCTTTTTCGGTACCGTAACGTCTCTCAAACTCTTTCAACCAGGGGTGTCGGCTGACCACTTTCTCGGTATTTAATCCAGAGGCGTGATGGCCTGGACAAAGCCCAATGGTATGCAGATGACCTTTCCTCCGGCCAGATTCCAGGATGTGGTGAACGCAGCATGGAACATAGCCGAATCCCGCTTGCAGACAGACGATGCAGCCCAGCTCGGCCACCGATTGCATCCACTTTTTCTCAG